CACACCAGCAATCCGATAGTGTGGGGAATACTCGGTCAGCCATTCGCTCAATCTGTTGAACCCACTGCCCGTTAATATATCGTTCCACAGCCATGTATATAGCATCGACATAGACTCCGTTAGAGAGTTCGGTGACGGTGCAGACCGAGCGGAATATTCCGTTGGTGTTATGCTGCGACCAGCCGATGATGTCCTGTTCCTTTAGGAAGGATAAGGTGAGCATGGAGCCATCGTTCCGAACGGCCCAGACCATCTTAAACGGCTCTTCGGCCCAGGCCCATTCGACGAGCTGGTAGCCGTAGAAGAGGTGGTTGGAGAGGATGGAGATTTCAGTTCCGGTGAACACGTTGAAGTAGATGTTATAAGCGAGATCGCGGACCTGGGCACCTTTCTCTTGGACGTATAGAACATCATAGTTCGCCACTATCGGCGGCATGTCGTTGGCGCCAACATAGCTCTGGGCGTTGGCAACGACGGAACTCGGAGTGACGGCTATGCCAGAGGTCCCGCCGTTGACGATCCAGGTTGCGAAGTCGGTTAGGATAATCATGCCCGAAGTGGCCGAAACGATGGATTTGATGGAATTTAGAGTTCCGGAAACCAGGGTGCCAGTGACGGCATCATCGGCCTGGACGGGGACGGAGATGTCGAAATCGGTGTAGTTCCCGGTCCTGGACATGAAGAAAGTGGCCGGGCTCGCGGGCGGGGCCGCGTAGACGGAGCGCTGTTGGAAGAAGCTCGGGACGGTGGGGTAGGTGCCTGTCGCTCCCATGTTAGCGTTGGCCGTGGCGCTTGGAGGGATGAAGACGATACTCGGCGTGGTGGTATAGCCGACGCCTGGGGAATAGACGATGACCTCCGTCACTCCCCAAGTGGAGTTCACCGCGGCGCCAGAGCCAGAGCCGGATGTGCTGAGCTGGTTCATGGGGTTGGCCGGGGCGAAGAAGCCGGTCACGCTGCCCGGAGCGGCCGGGGCATACCATTGGGAGCTGAAAGCGGTGACGGCTCCACCGCCCCCAACGCCGGTCACTTGGAGCTGGAGGCCGTTGGTGAAGATGACCAAATCGCCGACCGCGTAGCCCGACCCACCGGCCGCGATGGTGTAGCTGGTGACCTGGAGAACCGCGCCGAGGCTGGCGGGGATGGAGCAATCGCCTATAGCGTCCACGGCGGGGCAGTAAGTGTAGGTGCCCCAACCGGTCATGGTTACTGACTGAACCCCGGAGCCGGAGAATGGATTCTTCTGGACCGGAGGGGTTATGGTCATGTCCGGGGCGATGTTCTGGTCGACGAAAGACGTCGAGGTGGTTTGGCCGATGTAGCCGAACTGAACCCCGACCGGAACAACACCGGTGTAGGACACCATGGATTTGTAAACGTTATAGGCGATGGCGTTTGGGGTCACATACCACTGAAGCTCGGTGGTTCCGTTAGTGACCCGCATGTCCTGTATCGGCCCAATGTTGAAGACCGGCCCGGGGCCTGATTCATCCCCTCCCTGGTCAATGGCCGTGAGTTGGTAGGCGTAGTTGGTCGAGCCGGCGGAGGTAAGGCTGGTTTGGTAGGTGATAATCGGCGGGCCTTGGACCACTGAGCCGAATATAATCGGGACCAGGGTCCAGTTGGTTGGAGTGACCTCGGAGAGGGAGTTAGGCGGGTGGTTGGGATGGCAGATGATGAGTTCGTTGGCGTTTTGGGCGAATTTGAGCTGAGATAGTTCCCAGGACTGATAGAAGGTGAAGATTTGGTAAACCCGTTGAATGGTGCCGCCGCCGCCATAGGCCGGGAAGCCGGTGGCATCGACCCAATTTCCCATCACGTCTCCGAGGCTCAGCTGCCCGTAGCCAGTGGCCGAGATGATCCGGTAGTAGCGGTTGTTGATCTGCGACATCCCGGCGACGCCGGAGATGAAAACAATGTCATCCTTGCGGTAGCCACAGTTCGGCGCAACGATAATGAGCGTGTTACTTTGGTAAGTGGCCGTTATGCCAATGCCGCCCTCTAGGACCGGGGCGCCTTGGTAGTAGAACCGAATATATTGTTGACCAAACTCCAACGCGAAACCAACCGTCGAGGAGAGTTGGTAACGGACCATCCGGATTTGTTCGTTGAGGCCGTAGACTATCCCCCAACCCATCCCGATCCATTTGGTCCCCATGCGGGTGCTGGCGCCACCGCGGTAGTCTGGGAACCAATTCCGCATCAAAGCGGAGCCGGATTTATACTTCGCTACATCCACCCGCGAATGAAGATTAGGCGACCATTCGCCTGAGTTGAACGAGGCCTGGATTACAAGCTCGGACATGGCTCACCCGAATATCGGCCACATGGAGCCCCATTCGAACCCGCCGAATGGACCGGAGTAAGGTTCGGGGAAGTCGACCCCGCGCACGCGCACGAAGTCGGGGGTGATGTCGTTGATCGTTAGGCCTTCGTTGGCGTCGCCGGTTCGGGCGGTTTCGATGATTTGGTTGCCAAGGCCTACGGAGTAGTTGGCCAGCTTCTTATCGCCGGTCAAGGCCATGACCACCCTAGCGCCGAGGATATGGGCCCAGGCCTCTTGGAGCTGATCGTCCATGAGTTCTGGATCGGTGATCCGGCAGACGTAGTTGAGCGTAGCGAATTCTTGGTTACAAAGAACCACGCGTTGCTGAAACGGCCCGTTGTAGACCACGTTGAAACTGGCCCCAACGCCGCCGACGTTGCTCGATCCTTGCGGGACAGGGTTGGGATAGCCGTAGAAGTAGCTCCCACCGCCTTTATTTGCCCCGCCATAGATTTGTTGGACCGGAAGGACGGTGGCCACACCACCGTAGGCATCGGTGGTTTGGACTGCGAGCTGGGCCGGGGTTCCCATTGGCGAAGAGCCGGGATAGTCTTTGGAGTAGCTCGGGAGGGTTATGACCTCCCCCGGAACATGACCCGAACCCGGCGCGGCCACTGTGGCCGAAGAGACGGTGTAAAGCGACTCGGTCTGGACCTTGAACTTCACCGGTGGTCCGAGCCAGAAACTCGGGGCTCCGCCAGTGACAGCGGTGGTGATCGGGATGCCAGAGGCAAAGCCGGTCTGAGTGGCCGGGATTACCGACACCGCCCTTATGCAGTCGTAGGGGTATTGGTATTCGTAGGCCCACGGCGGCGGCGGCTGGCCCGGCTGCCAGAGGGTGGTGGGGGCGGCGGGGTTTTCTGGGGTCCCTGGGGTGGATGTGATATAGACCAAATTCGCGGTTTTCGTTGCACAATCCCACGGCGCCATTCGGAGTAGGCGGAAGAGGGTGTTGTATAGGACCAAGTTGACCTGAATCGCTTCATTCGAGGTGTTGCCAGCTAACTCACCCGCGGACACAGTTGTCCGGGTCCCGAGGACCTGTAGTGCTCGGTTCGCGATGTCAAGGACAGCGGTCATTAGTGTTTACCCTGGGTCCCCTTGTTGCCATGGTTATCCCCGCCGAGCCCCGGCTTGGCCCTCATGTGTTCGGCCGGTCCTTTCGGCGGATCATACGGGAGAGGCTTCGCTTCACTAACCCCGCCACACTCAGCGCGCCGGCCACCGGGTTTAGACTCCGGGCCATATTCAGAATGAAGTTCACGGGCCATTGGGTTTCTCCTTTTCCTCTTGAGGGGCCGCTTCTTCCATCGCCGGGATGGGCTTGATGTCCTCCGGCTTCGGGGTAGGGATTGGCGCGATCTCTTCCGGCGAATAGGTCGGAATCGGCGCCACCTCCGGCTCCCGAATGTCCGGCGGGTAGGCACTCCCAGGCTCCACTTCTTCGGCCGGTTTCTCGCCCTCCGGCGGGGGATAAGGAACCGGCTCCCCAGAAGGGTAGCGACGAGTCCCTGGAGGGCCCACCTTCGTGGGCATCGGCTTGGGCTCGTTGCCGGCGTAAGGGTCCCCGCCTTCTCCCATAGTATACTCGATCGGTTTCTCGACCACTTCCTTCGGCCGAGCATTCCATTCCTCGACAATAGGCACGGCCTCGTCGTCGAGTTCAGATAGCTCTATCTGCACCGCCGCCATAAGCGTGTCGGTGTTGGGAACGCTCGGCAGCTTGGTATAGAGCTCGACGAGCGTCCATGCCTTTGTCCAGTCCATTAATGTTTCCCTTGTGATCCACAATGATGCTGTGTAACCCCGGTCTTAGGGGCCTCGTAGCCCCGACCCTTATATAGCTCAATGTGCTTTGTTCGGTGTTGGTGGACACCGATCTCAGACACCTTGTCGATGCTCACATGGTGGGCCTTCGGCTCGACCTTGTGGTCGGCGTAGGTCTTACTCGTTCCCTGCTTCATTCTTGGTTCCTTTCGGTAGAAATCTAGTATGGTCCCAACGGTTCCCGCCCCGCTCGGTCATCTCCCTTCTCACCTGCTCGAAGGCTCCAGCATCAGCGTGGAGGTCTTCGAGGAGTTGACGGAGCCTGTCGTCACAGCGCTCCATTTCTCTGGCGATCCAGGCCGGGATGACCAACCCGCGCTGTTCATACATGTAAGTGACATCATGGATGTCATGCATGTAGTTGGTGAACCGCCGCATCTTCTCCGGCACTTCGCTCTGGGCCTCATCGATAGCATTGGCGATTCGGGTCATCATCGACCGGAGGTGTTTGATGTCCCTGGCCATTCGTTCTAGTGAATCTGCAACGGTCATTTCTTTTTCGGGGCCTTCTTCGGGAGTTTGCCGCCTTTATCAGCGGCTATGAATTCCTTCCCGACTTTCTTCGGGATGCCGAGGGTGCTCTTGCCGCTCATAGCCGCGGCCATGGCTTTGCGCTGTTGTTCGGATTTTGGGGGCATGGTTATATCCTTGACATAACTACGGTTAAGGGGTTGTTGACACCACTCGCCGAGAAGGCTTGCCATTGCTTCTGGACTTCGCCGGTTAGGGTGAGGGCGCCACCATTCGCATAGACCCGGAAGCATCCGCCCAAAAGCGCCACGTTTGGGACCAGCGGAGAATCCGAGCCAGAATTCTGGATCATCATCGGGCCGATGAATATATCCACCGGCCCAGGGTTGTGGAAGGTCACTGACACCCGCGCGGGGTCGGGCGAGAGGATCGGTTGAGGGGTGGTTGAGATGGAGTTGAAAGCGTAGACCAACCCGCCGGAGGCTATTGATCCGGTGATGGCCCCGCCTGGGTTGGACTGGATGAACATTAGAGGCCTCGCCTACTGGCCCGGGAATTTTCCTCAGGGGTGAAGTCGGTGAGAGGTTCGAGGTCATCGACCGCTTGTTCCAGCGGAAGCTCAGGCTCCGCTCGACGTTTGGCGGTCAGGGCCTTGATAAGTTCGGAATTCTGTTGAAGAATCGAGGCCATGGTGACCATGAACTGGTCCATCCCTTCGATCCTAACCGGGGCCTGATTGGCCTGGGCCGATGCCATCGCCTCTTCGAACCGGTCGACGATGGATTGGGAATAATTCCCCGGCATGTCGGTGTCGGGCTTGAACTTCCAGCGGTCTTCGAAACCGGCCGAAATGGCCCGAGCTTCATCGTCGACCGGGATCATGTCTGGCGTGGGATCGCCGAGGAAGGCCAAGTCATGCCGCTCGCCTTTGTTAGGCAGGCAGACAATCACCTCGCCCTCCGTGTTTCCTTGTGGCCCCCAACGGTTAGTCCAATCCATTGGGTCCTTTGGATCGACATAGCGCGGGACAGTGAACTTCTTCCGAATCTGTCGGCCGGACCCTCGGTCGGTTTCCTGATACTCCCATTCAGTAGCATCCACGCAATGGAGATAGTGAGGGGTAGCGAGCTTCCATCTGGCCATTCGGTTCTCCTTTACCAAACGTAGGCGATCGAGACGTTGCCGCAGGCAGAGGCGTTTTGATATGGGCCGGTTATGTTGGTCGACAGGTCGATGCCGAGGAGCATGATGTAGCAGGCCCCGACACCTATAGTGATACCATAGGCCTGTTGCTCCGTGCCACCGTTAGGATCGCAGCCGCCATACTGCCCGCCAGTGACCATG